AGCGGCCGGCCATCAGCGGCCGGCCATCTGCGGCTGGCCTGCGAGGCGGCAGAGATCGATGACGGCGCGGGCATGCCCGATGGCATCTGCCCGGATCGCAGAAGGATCGGGCGGCGCGGCGCTAGCCGGCGGCGTCTCGGACGGCGGCAGCGCGGTGTCAGCGACGGCGGCCCGCTCGTCCTCGGCGTCCGCGACCTCGTCGCCTTCGGTGGCGTCATCGGTATCCTCGTCCGCTTCGATCTCACCGCCGTTGCTCTCGTTGCCGGGCTCCGGCTCGGCTTCGATAGCTTCAACCAAGTCTGGCGGCGCGTTGCGGAAGCGCCCGATGTCGAAGCGTGCGGCGATCCGGACAGGCTCGATCAGCCGGTCGGCGAAGCCCTGCGCCACCGCGTCGGCCGCGTCGAACCAGGTCTCGGCGGCCATCAGCGCGGAGACCTCCTCCGGTGTCCGGCCGGATTTCGCGGCGTAGCCGGAGACGAGGCTGCCCTTCACCTTGTCGAGCGCCTCGGCCATGGCGCGCATGTCCTCGGCCGTGCCCATCACGAGGCCGGCAGGGTCGTGGATCATCAGGAAGGCGTTCTCGGGCATGACGATCTCGTCGCCCGCCATCGCGATGTAGGAGGCGGCCGAAGCGGCGATGCCGTCGATCCAGACCGTCACCGTGCCCTCGTGCCGCTTCAGCGCGTTGTGGATCGCGACCGCATCGAAGACCGAACCGCCCGGGCTGTTCAGCCGCAGATCGACGGGCGTGCCCTCGGGCAGAGCGCCCAGTTCGGCCAGAAAACCCTTCGCCGAGACCCCGTAGGCGCCGATCTCGTCATAGATCGCCACTTCCGCCCCGGTCCCCCGGGCGCGGATCGCATACCAGCTTGCCATGTCGTCACTCCTGTTCGGTGGCCGGATCGGTCGCGTCGGCGCCGTCGTCCGTGTCGTTGCCTGCGCCAGCGCCCGGGTCCGGTCGCGTCGCGGGCGTCGCGCGAGCGCCCTGCGTCTCGTCGGGGCTCGTGCGGTAGCGCAGGCCGAGACCTGTCGCACGCGCGGCGTCGGAAGCGTTCTCGCGGTCCACTTCCTCGATGTCGTAGCCGGTGGCCTCGACCACCTTGCGCCGCGAGGTGATGCCGGCCTCCATCGCCAGCACCTGCGCCTGGATGTCCTTGAGCGGGTCGACCCAGTCCCAGCGCGGCGGGATCCACTGCACCGGTCGCGCCGTCGCGGGATCGGCATCAAGTGCGCCCGACAGCACCGCCGTCTCCAGCCAGCGTCGCCAGACGGCGCGGCAGAGTTGGTGCACGATCACGCCATGCTGCAGCTGGCCGATGCGGCGGCGGAACTCGACAAGCTCCGCCCTGAGGCTCGAGTAGTTCGCCTGCCGGACATCGCCCGTGACGAGGTGATAGGGCAGCCCCAGCGAGGCCGAGACCGCCAGCAGCGTGCGGTACTGGAACGCCTCGTAGCCGCCGCCGACATCGGCCGGAGACGAGAACTTCACGTCCTCGCCCGGCAGCAGCACCTGCATCGTGCCGGGCTCGAGGCTCGCGATGGCCGCGCCATCGAGATCCGCCTCCGCCTCGCCCATCATGGGCTCTTCCGGCGCGGTCTTGGTGATGAAGCCCGCGAACATCGCCGCGGTCTTCTTCCGGTCGAGTTCGGCGTCGTCGTACTGGTCCAAGAGGAACAGACGCACCATGGCGGGCGCGATATGCGGCAGCCCCCGGATCTGGCCCGCGTCGATGGGGCGATAGATGTGCAGCACGTCCGCCGCCGGCACGCGCACTGTCTCCGGGATGACCGCGCCCTGATCGGTGCTGTCACCCGGATGCCGGCGGCGGAAGTGGTAGGCCACGCGCCGGCCGATCAGGTCGAACTCGATCCCGCAGCGGATGCGGTTGCCATTGGCAGCGGTGTCCGTCTTCTCGAAGGGCAGCATTTCGGATTGGAGAAGCTGCAGCTGCAGCGGCACCAGCAGTCCGTCCTCCGCCCGGCGCGGGCGCAGTCGGACGAAGCATTCGCCCGCGACGAACATCTCGCGCGCGACCATGGCCTGCAGGCCGTAGAAGTCGGTCAGCCCGTCCGCATCGGCCTCGTCGGTCCAGGCGAGCCAGAGCCGCTGCACCTGGTCTCGAAGTCCGGCGTCTCCGATCAGCGAGGAGGGCTTTATCCCGTCGCCGACGAGGTTGGCGGCGAAGGCTTCGCAGGCGTTGGCGGCATAGCCGTTGGTCACCACCAGTTCGCGCGATCGCGCGAGGAGCCGCGGACCACCGGAAGCGACCAGCGCGTTGATGTTCTCGAGCGGCGGGTTCCACCCCCGGAGCCGACGTTTCGCCATGGCGCCTTCGAGACGGGCGCGAACGGCAGTGGGGCCGCCGGCAGACCGGCGGCGGAAGCGGTCGAAGAGGCGCATGGGTCAGAGCCCCTTCGCCGTCGTCACGCGGACATGCCGGACGATCCGACGCCCCTCGGCCGCGGCGATCTCGCGATCCAGCGCCTCGATGGCCCGATCGATCTCGGCGACGCTGCGGTAGTCCACGGTCTTGCCGTCATAGCTGACCCGCGCCACGCCCGAGGACCGCTGCGCCGAGAGTGCTTCACGGCGGGCGCGAAGGTCGGTGATTGTCGGCATGTGGGGTTTTCCGTTAATGTGCGGCGATTGCAGCAGGACTATTGCCAACGCCCATGATCGAACCCATCGCCCGCATCAGGATCGAAATCGAAGACACCGACCCGCTGGTCTGGCGGGAACTGGACGTGCCACTCTCGACCACCTTGGCCATGATGCATGACATCATTCAGGTCGTGATGCGCTGGTGGGATTACCACCTTTACGAATTCGAGATCGGGGACAGGCTTTACGGCGTGCCGTCTTCTGACGACGTTCTCTATGAGCGCAAGGTCTACAAGGCCAGCGGGCTCCGTCTTGCGACCGTGCTGGAGCGTGGCATTCGGGAATTCCTCTATGTTTATGACTTCGGCGACAACTGGCGGCATCGGATCACCGTCCTTGATGTCTGCCAAGGGGATGCCGATGTCGAATATCCACGTTTCATTGCCGGTGCGCGCCGCGCACCGCCCGAGGATGTCGGCAGCATCAGCGGGTTTGAGGAGTTCCTCGAAGCGATGGCCGATCCGGAGCACGAGCAGCACGAGCGGATGTTGGAATGGTACGACGGGCCATTCGATCCCGATGATATTGATGAGCGGCGCCTGCACATGATCATCAACGATTTCGCAGCGCGGCGACGTGGACCCTTGATGAGCCATCGCGGCACGGGTCGCAAAAAGCCGTCGTGACCGGGTTCGTCTATATCCTCGGAAGCCGGACCTCCTGTGGCTATCGCACCTATGTCGGATGGACGCTCGATCTTGAGCGCCGCCTCGCCGAGCATAATTCAGGCACCGGCGCGAAATCGACACGCGGCAACGCGTGGTGCCTGATCTATGCCGAACGCCTGCCAAACCGCATCGAGGCCATGCGCCGCGAATGGCATCTCAAACGGGATCGCCGCCTGCGCCGCCAGCTGGCAGTATCGGCGCAGGGCTTTGATCACCCCATGTAGCTCGAGCGCACCGTTCTTCGCCGTGCCGAGGGGCGTGGGGGCGTTGCGTTTGTTGCCTCCTGGGCGGCAGCACGCGTTTCCACGGCCAGTTGTCGTTCCAATTCCTGCCATCGCGCCTCCGACCAGCGATCTGCCCCGGCAATCCACGCGGCAGCCCTCGCATAGACCCGGCAATCCAGCGCCTCGTTGCGCTCGCGCAGTTTTTGCCATTCGAGCTTGGTGAAGCCGCGCTTGCTTTTGACCGTGATCAGCTGTTCGGCGGTCAGCTGCTTGAGCCATTCGCCATCGGCCCATGACGGCAGATGGACCGTTCCGGCCGGGAACGATGCCCCCGCCGAGATTTCCTCGGGCGTCGGCCGATCCTGCCGCAGGAAGCGGTAGGCCTCGGCCTTGAAGGTCGATGTGGCCACTGACCAAAGCCGCGCACCGCGCCGCAGCCGCTTGCCGCCGATGGTGGCATCGACATAGGTCGGGCCCGTCACCGGACTGGAGCGGTTGAACCCTTCCAGACCTTTCACGGGTGCGACCTGCGCGAACCCCACCTGCCGCGACCAGGCATAGACCGCGCTGGTCTCATAGCCGGTGTCGATCGCCAGCTTTGCGATGGTCAGGTGCTGGCCGCTTTCGTGCGTCCACACCCGGCCCAGCAGATCGGTCAACGTCTGCCAGCAATCCGGATCGCCCGGACCGCCCTCGATCACAACGTGATCGACGAGCCAGGACTCCAAGCCACGGCCCCAAGCCCAGACGTCGACCTCGATCCGGTCCTTCTGCACGTCCGCTCCGGCCGTCAGGAACAGACCGCGCTCGGGCACCGTGCCGGGCGCCCATGCCTCGCGCCGGTCCGCCAGCCGCTGCCAGTCGGGCGCCTCGCCGGTCTCCATCCACGTCTCGCCGAGGATGGTGTTCCGGAACGCCCGCATTGCCTCGTCGCTGCCCCGTGCCGCCTCATGCGCCCGCGCGATCCGCTGCCAGCTGAGCCAGCCCACCGGCGAGTAGAGCGCCGACAGGTGGTAGCCGACCGTGGTCGGATCGGTGGCGGTGGCGGTCGCGCGCCACTCGCCGCGCTCGAGCATCCTCGTCTTGTGGTGCTCCGCGATGGGCCGCTCGCAGCCCTCACAGAAATACTCGGCCGTCTCCGGCCGCCCCTTCTCCCAGCGCAGGCGCTCGAACTTCAGCCACTGCATCGCGTCGCAATGCGGGCACGGCACGAAGTACCGTCGCTGATCGGAGGCTTCGAACTCCCGCTCGATCCGGCTCAGCCCTCGGACCGTCGGCGTCGAGACCAGCAGCACCTTGCGGCGGTGGGCGAAGGTCAGCGACCGGGCCTCGGCCAGCGTGACCGGATCGCCTTCCTCGTCCGCCGAGGCCGGATAGGCGTCGACTTCGTCCAGAAAGATGTACCGCGCCGGGGTGGACCGGAGCCCGACCGCCGAGTTCGCACCCGTCATGATCAGGATGCCGCCCGCGAACTCCTTCGACAGCATCGTGTTGCCCGCGTCGCGCGAGCGCGCGGGCTTGACCCGCTCCCGCAATTCGGGGCTCTCGTCGATCAGCGGGTCGATCCGCTGCCGCGAGTTCCGCTTGGCCAGTTCCACCGTCGGCTGGACCGCAAGCATCGGGCCCGGCGCCTGGTGGATGGCGAAGCCGATCCAGTTGTTGCCCGCCTCGGTGTTGTGCGTCGGGATCCAGCCCCTGCCGCACAGGAACAGGTGGCTTGGCGAGTCGACCTCGATGCAGCGCACCGGCACGCTCGGCACGGGCCGGATCGCGACGATCCGGCGACGTCGGCTCTTCCATGGCCGACCGTTCTCGACCGAGCGCATCCGTGCGCGCTTGCGCGAGAGCCGGAACATCGGCTCCTCGGCATATGCCGTCCAGGACACGCGCCAGTACTCCGCCGAGGCCGCCGCGCGACTGTCACGACCGAAGAGCTTGCGTCGCGCGCGTCCGTGATAGACCGCAGGCTTGTAGCCGAGCCCGCGGAGCAGTTCGACCATCGCGTCGATCAGCCCGCGATCGGCATTCGAGAACTCGCAGCGCTTCCCGTCCGGCGTGATCGTGCCGTCCGAGTCCATCAGCCCGCGGACAAGTTCCAGCCGCTGCCTCCGGCTCGC